ATTCGGTATAAATGTTATTATTAACTTAAGGAACAGGGAACGAAGTTCCAAATACATAAATCAAAGGGGATTAATAAAATGAATACACGATTACAAGAAATGACAATGAACGAATTAGAAGCTTTGAAAGTTGAACATTACGAAAATTGGGATATGACAGGTTATGAAGGTTTTAGAAACAACTTCATTGAAGTAGAAGCAGAAATCATTAGAAGAAATAATCCACAACAAGTAATCGAAGTAACATTTGAACTAGGTTATAAATGGTCAGTTGGTTTTGAAGGTAAAGAATCAGTTGAAACAGGTCTTACAAAAGCTGAAGCGATGAAGGTTGCTAAACGTTTAAAAACTTTCTCGGATAACAAAGCAATCATCAAAGCTCAAACTTTAACTAAAGAACAAAAAGCTGAAAACATCTCTTGGTTAAGAGAAAACTCATACAATTACGGAATTTAATAAGGAGGTCGCAAGACCTTCTAAATATAACTAAGGAGGAAACAAAATGAACACAATAACCAAATGTACAACATGTGGTCAACCAACAATAAACACACCAATATGTGTTAAATGTTCCTTAACAGGTGGTTATAAGTGATATAATAACCTTATAACATCATAAGGAGGAACAAACAACATGAAAGACCTAAGTGGGTTTTACATTAAGAAAGATGATTATTACTTATTAAAATTTAATGAAGAATACGGATACTATCAGATGACAAACAGGGAACACCAAAAATACACAACCGATAGTTTAGAAGAAATATTAACATTAAACGAAACAATAAAAGGTGTTATCTATGCTTCACATGGTTGTGATATTCCTTGTTAGAAAGTTAACTCAAATTTAAATTAAAAGATAGTACTTTAGCCTTATGTAAATATCAAACTATCATGTTATAATTAATTAACAAGTAAAGGAGGTGAGGTCATCTGAAATACACAGGCTTCATAGTTGAAGGGAGTGAGTATATAACTCATTTATACAATGAAAATAACAAAACGATTACTTCACGTATGTCATTCTTAATTCAGTTAAAGAATGGTATTCAAAAGGAAGTTGTTGCGGAGGGTCAATTCTATAACAACTTTACAATCCAAATTAAATTTCTACCTTATATTGAAAGTGGTTTCCGAGTAACGATTACAGGGTTAAGTAAGAAAGGTTACATCGAAGCAACCAAAATCAAAGAAGTAGATAGTAGTAAAACATATTTTTTAAAAAATTAATCGGCTAAAAGCCTAAAGGAGATAAACGAATATGAATCAAGTATTATTAGAAGGTACACTAGTTAAAGCGGTAAAATATACAAACTTTAGAAGTGGGGCTATCAAAGTTAACGGAATGGTTAAAACACTTCATGCGAATCCTAAGACAGGTAAAGACCTAACAAATTTCGTACCATTTGAAGCTTGGAATGAAAATGCAGAGATGTTAATTAAAGAAACAACAGAAGGAACAAAAATTCGTTTGAAAGGTAGTTATACAAGTGGTTCATATGAAAAGGATGGTAAAAAGGTTTACACTCACACTATTTTAGCAGAACAGGTTAAAGTAGTTGATGAAGTGAAAGTGTTAGCAGATGAAGAAGTACCATTTTAATAACACTAGCCTACTCACTTGAGTAGGTTTTTATTATTCATTATATCATAAATAGGACTTTTAGCCCATGTGAGAAATTATTCTGAATGTTATAATTAGTATAACAAATAAGAACGGGGTGAACACATGGCACGTATTACAAAGAAGAAGTTAGCTCAAATTCAAAGTTTGAATAAACGTATTGGAAAGAAAAAGAGTAATCTTAAGTCACGTTATGGTGTAACTGTTGATATCCCAAAAATTAACCCAAACCTAGACTATAAAACCAGGGAAAAGTTAATTAAACAAGCCGAAAAATTTCTAGATAGAAAGAATGATAACTATCGTTTTGTTAAGAACTCACAAGGAAAAGCCTTTCCTCGTAAAATATGGAAAGAGTTAAAAGACCTTGAAAAACGAGTTAACAAGGCAAAAGAAAAAGAAATGAAGAAACTTCAAAACATGGATTACATCATTAAGGGTAATACGTACGGAAAACATAAAGATGTGGTAGTCGGAAACCTAAGAGATAAATCAGATTATCGCCCTTTAAACATTAACTTGGATTGGTTTAAAACAACCGAAGCGTTAGAAAAATATTTACATGAAAAGAAAGAAACATACAAAGGTGATTTCCTTTTACGAGCAAAAGAACAATATAAAAAGAACTATTTTAAAGCCTTAATCAATGAACATGGTGATACAACCTACACACGTGCTTTAATCGAAAAACTGCAAACAGTGCCCGTTGAAGACTTCTATTTTCGGTCCAAGACAACAGGTGAACTAGATATCAAATACATTTATGATGTCTCTGATTCAGATAAGGTGTTAGACGGTATTTCCGAAGGTTGGGGTTTTGGTAGTTTCATGAGTGGATATCGTGAAGAATATGAGAACTTCGATAAAGCAGAACATCAACAAAAAGTTTGGGAGGAAAGAAGACAAGCACAAGCACAAATGAAAGCTAACAGAAGAAAAAGGGGTAGATAATAATGAGTAAAGCTATGAAAGTATATGCGTGTGACTTTGAAACAACAACAATAGAAACATGTAAGAATGAGACCTGGGTTTGGTCTTATGGAATAAGAGAGTTATATTCTGATAAATTCCTATTTGGTACTAACATAGATGATTTCATGAAGTGGGTTATGAAATCTACTAAACACATATACTTTCATAATCTTAAATTTGATGGACATAGTATTATTTCGTATTTATTGCTAAATGGTTTTGAACACAATCCTACAAAGAAAGCGAAGGAAAAAACATTCAAAACAATTATAACAAAAGAGGGTTTATTTTACGAAATAGATATTTGTTGGTATGAGAATAATGGTAATGTAAAACACGCGGTAATTCAAGACAGTTATAAAAAACTACCTTTCACAATAGATAGAATTGCAAAGTCTTTTAAAATGCCATTCAAGAAAGGTGACATTGATTACAAGAAAGTACGTCCAAAGGGGTATATTCTAAATAGGGATGAATTAGATTACCTAAGACGTGATGTAGACATCTTATGTCGTGCCTTAGAAATACAATACGATGAAGGACTAGAAAAACAAACAATTGGTAGTGATGCATTAAACCAATTCAAAGAAATCATTTCAAAACAAAAGTTTGACAATCTGTTCCCAAATTTAGACGTACCCCACGAAGGTGGAGAAAGTGATATTACGGTAGATGATTGGGTAAGAAAAAGTTACAAAGGAGGTTACACGTATGTAAACCCAATCCACCAAGGTAAACCAATCGAACATGGTAAAGTATATGACGTAAACTCTTTATACCCAGCGGTTATGTATTACAAGTCGATGCCGTGGGGTGAACCTGTTTATGTGAAAGGACAATATAAAGAGAATGAAATATTTCCTTTATACATTCAAAAATTGTCTTGTGAGTTTGAATTAAAAGAGGGTTATCTCCCAACTATTCAAATTAAAGGTGGACGTTTTGCCGATAATGAATATTTGGAAACATCAACAGAAATCGATGAAGATGGAAAAATTATATCGAAACCTGTTGAACTAACACTAACAAGTGTAGACCTACAATTATTCTTTGACCATTACGATGTGAAAGTTCATGAGTGGATTGAATGTTATATGTTCCGTTCTATTGATAGTGTATTCAATGAATATATTGATAAATATATGGCAATCAAGAAAGTAGAAACAGGGGCAAAAAGAGAACTTGCTAAATTACTTTTGAATAACCTATACGGAAAATTTGCTAGTTCAACAGATGGAACAATGAAAATCCCTTACTTGGATGAGAATGGGGTAGTCAAAATGAAAACAAGTGACTATGTTTTCAAGAAAAGTATTTATACACCCGTTGGTAGTTTCATAACTTCTTATGCACGTGAAATTACGATTCGTTCTGCTCAACAATTAGGTGAGCGTTTCATCTATGCCGATACTGATAGTTTACACATGATAGGTTTAGATATTCCTAACATTGACATTGACCCCGTGGAACTTGGAAAATGGAAATTCGAAGGTGATTTTGTAAGAGCAAAGTTCTTACGTGCCAAAACATATATTGAAGATATCTGCATTGATGAAGACGAAAACGAAACAACATTCGATAAAATGACAGATGTCAAAACAAAAGTAACATGTGCGGGGATGAATGACAAAATCAAAAATTCAGTTGATGAAAATGGAAACAAACTAGTAAACTTCGAAACTTTCAAATACGGAAGTAAATTCTATGGGAAGTTAGTTCCTAAGGTTATAAAAGGTGGTGTGGTATTAGTAGATGACTATTTTACTTTAAAATTATAAGTTTTTTGACAATAAAGGAAATAATGGTATAATAATTCTAGTGGTACTTAGTGATTGATATATAGTAAGTTTGTAGGTTCTCCAACGATTGACTTCGTCCTAACAACTTAAGCCCGTGGAACGGTTGCTATTTACACCTAAGCTATCACTAGAACAAACTGCTCCCAAGGATGTCTAAAGACTAGGGAGCTTTTAATTTAACTAAGGGGTTGGATGGGATGCTAAAATCAGAACTATTCGTATCTGATAGTTATAGTAATATTCACTTTCAGATTGACTTGTTTCTATTAACAGTTGGTGAAATTATTTCGTTAAACATCATACAAGACATTGGTACTTCTAAGTTCTACGGAACGATTATATATAAAGAAAAACCAAAAAGAAGGAAGGGAGGAAAAACAGATGTCAATGAATGATATTCAAATTAGTCCAAATTTTAAGTTATCTGAATTTCAATGTAAGTGTGGTTGTGGATTGGTAAAGGTAGACCGTCACCTACTAGAAGGTTTACAAGGTTTACGTAACAGGGTTGGTCGTGCTGTTAAAATCAACAGTGGTTATCGTTGTGCCAAACATGATAAAGCGGTTGGTGGTACGGGTAAAGGACAACATGTCGAAGGAAAAGCAGCAGATGTGAAAGTCGTTGGATATACACCGAAACAGATTGCAAAGATTGGTGAAGAACTTGGTTTCAATGGTATTGGAACATATGCGACATTTACACACTTGGATACACGTAATCATAAAGCACGTTGGAATGGCTAGTAATCAACTGAATAAGTTGATTGTTTACTAGTAAGGTTTTGTTCTTAATAAACAAATTTGTTTAAAAATTAAAACTATTATATAATCAGAAGGAGGAAACAATTACATGCCAATTGAAAGAGAAAGACATGAAGAGATATTAGCCGAACTACTTAAAGAGGATTTGGAGATATCGAAACGCACCGAGCTATTAGATGAATTAAGAAATGTAAATAACAACGATATCCAAGTACTCACTGAAAAAGAAGAAGCGTTGAAACGCTTATCAAAACAAAAAGAAGATTTAGTAGTTTCGAATAGTATGTTATTCCGTAAATTGGGGATTGAATCCGAAAAAGAAGCGGGTGGAGATACGCTTGCACAGAAATCTTTCTCCGAAACTATCACACTAGAAAAATTAGAAAAGGGGTTGTAAAATGGCACGTATAACGATTGGTCAAGTAAAGACTACATTAGGCATTCAAAACACGTATGACATTGTGAACGCTATTAGAAATAGTGCTTCCACACAGTTTCAACAGTATGTACCGTTAGCGAATGAAGAAAACATTGCAGAGGTTGGAGCGGGTTTATTAACAAACCAGGCGTTACAAAACGAATTCATTACATCACTAGTTGACCGTATTGGATTGGTTGTCATCAAGTCTGCATTACTAGAAAATCCTTTGAAGAAGTTCAAAAAAGGTATGTTACCACTAGGACGCACAATCGAAGAAATCTTTGTTGATATTGCTAGTGAACAAGCGTACGATATGGAAGTTGCTGAATCTCAAGTATTCAAACGTGAAATTCCGGACGTTAAAACAATCTTCCATGAAAGAAACCGTCAAGGATTCTATAAGAAAACAATTTCTGACGATGCGTTACGTACTGCCTTCATTTCGTGGGGTAACTTCGATGATTTCCTTTCTAAGGTTATCAACAGTATCTACAATGGTGCAGAACTAGATGAGTTCAAGTATATGAAGTTAATTATGGATAACTATGCTTCTAAAGGACTTTTCAAGTTTATCGAAGTAACAGACCCAATGACATCAGATGCGTCCGCAAAAGCATTTGTTAAACAAGTTCGAGCAACAGCTCAAAAGATGACTCTTCCAATGGGGTCACGTGAATTTAACGCAATGGCAGTTCATACACGTACTGATATGGATGACTTACATTTAATCATTGACGCTGATTTACAAGCAACAATGGATGTTGATGTATTAGCAAGTGCATTCAATATGGGTAAAGCCGAGTTCTTAGGTCATGTAACAGTTATTGATAACTTTGCTACAACAGGTTTAAAAGCGGTATTAGTAGATAAAGAGTTTTTCATGGTTTATGACCAATTATACAAAATGGAAACAATCCGTAATCCACAAGGATTATATTACAATTACTATTTACACGTATGGCAGGTGCTTTCAGCATCACGTTTCGGAAACGCTGTAGCATTCGTAACAGATACGGCTAGTGTACCCGCTATTTCACAAGTGATTGTTACACCAAACGTTGCTAGTGCAAAACAAGGGGCAACAGTTGATTATAAAGCGTTTGTACGTGAAACAAAACCAACTGCTCACACAGTTGCATGGACAGTTACAGCAATGGATGGTCAAGCGATTACAGGTACAACAATTACAAATGGGGTATTAAAAGTAGGAGCTTCACAACCTGTAGGGCGTTTACTTGTCAAAGCAACAGCAACATACGATACAGACAAAACAACAATCGGCGAAGCTGTTATTACAATCTATTAATCAATCAAAAGGCGATGGGCTTTATGCCTGTCGCTTATTTTTATAAAAGGGAGGTTTTTTCAATGAGTATTCCGTTAAGTGGTAGTAATATTCGATTGTATACGGGTATACCATGGAGAAATGATTATAAACACACAAGACATTTTACAAGTGTATCCGAACAAAATAGTTGGTTTGCTAGTAAAACACCTGTTGCAACAATGTCACAAGCTAACTATGTGCGAATAGAAGGAAAATATAGTGTGCAAGTACCACACCATCATGATACACTCATAAACGTGAATTACATGACATTCCAAAATACACAGTTTACAGGTAAAGTATTCTATTGTTTCGTTACAAAGATTGAATATATTAATAAGAGTACAACCCGTATTCATTTCGAATTAGATTTAGTACAAACGTGGTTTCCACATACATCGTTCCAACCTTCTTACGTTGAACGTGAGCATTGTCCACAATATCAATCAAACGGTTTACCTGTTGTAAATACGATTGATGAAGGTTTGAATTATGGGGATATGTATGATACGGTTTCGGTAGAAAACTATGAGCCATTAGAAGGTGTTTATTTCTTAGTTATTGTGTGTAAACAAGTAGTACACAATGGAGAACAAACTGTAGCGGGAACAATTAAACCAATGCAGAATGGATTAGTACAGCCGTTAACATTTTACGTACATCCTTTTATAAGTGACGGTGATACACCAACTGTAAGCATTAATAACGAAGTACAAGGATTAGCACAAACACAACGGGTGTTAGAACATCTCTACCAGGATGAAAGTATGATTAACAATATTGTAAGCCTATATGTCACAAAAAATCCAGGTCTTGCAATTAACGGTGATAGAACAACATCCGTCAACTTTCAAGGTTTACAAGTTAGTGTAGTGGATTTAGGTAGTACGGAAGGTGGGGCGACACCACCTAAAACATTGTATGTACACACGTTAACAACTTATGGTTATAACAACAGTCAAAACTACAACAAACCAAAATACGACGGATTCAGACCTGTTAACGAATCTAAACTGTTAATGTATCCCTACGCTTTAACGGTTATTGATGATTTTAAAGGGAATCGAATGGAGATTAAAAACGAATACATTGAGCACGCTAACTTACAAATACAACCACAAGGTTCACTAGGTGTTAGTAATAAAATAAGCTACCAACCGTTATTTTACAATATGTCAACAGAACATAGACAAGCGGGGTTAGAATGGGCGATGATTGACAACTCTCCAAACGATGTTCCAATTATAACGGATATGTTATCTGCTTATTTACAAGGAAACAGAAACAGCTTAGAAGTTCAAAAGAATAGTATAGCCTTTAATGGAGCAATGGGTGTCGTGGGTAGTGGTCTAGGTGTAGTAAGTTCTGTTATGTCTAAAGATATTGGTGGGGGTGTTAATGGTTTAGTAGGTGGTGTTAGCGGAGCGGGAAATAGTATTCTACAATTACAGGGTATGCTTGCTAAATCTAAGGATATTGATAATCTACCACCAAACTTAACAAAACAAGGTTCTAATACGTACTTTGATTTTGGTAATATGTTTGAAGGTGTATTTATCATCAAGAAACAAATCAAAAAAGAATATCAAGCGATGTTAGAAGATTATTTCAAAATGTACGGATACAAAGTTAACAGAATCAAAGTTCCGAATATTAGAACACGTCAAAACTTTAATTTTATTAAAACACTAGATTGTACGTTAAAGGGTTCAATACCACAAGACCAATTAGTAAGTTTACAAACTATTTTTGATAATGGTATTACGTTATGGCATACCGACGACATCGGAAATTTTAATCTATCAAATGGGGTGAGATAATGGCACGTATAAAAAAACATCAAATGATGAATCCTAGCCAAATAGAGCGAGCAGAAAGTTCAAATTGGTATATACATTATTTAAATTATTTAACAAGTTTAGCGTTCCAATTATTTGAATGGAAAGGGTTGCCGAGTTCGGTAGACCCTAGATATTTAGAAATGAGTTTACACTTATATGGTTTTGTTGGTTTCTACAATGACCCTAAAATTGGATATGTTGCTACACAAGGGGCTTTAGGAGGACAAATTGACCACTATTTACTTCCAACAACCTTCCAAGCAAACAGCCCAACCTATAACCAATCTTTTAAACTCTTTAACTACAAAGATATGAAAGAGGATAATATGGGTGTAGTTATCTATAACAATGATATGCATTTTTCAACAATCCCTAGTTTACAATTGTTTGCCCAAGACCTAGCCGAAATCAAGTCGATTATACAAGTCAATCAAAAGGCACAAAAAACACCTGTATTAATATCGGCTGACGATGATACAAAACGTTCAATGTTAAATATCTACAATCAATATGAGGGTAATAGCCCTGTAATCGTACATCATGACAGTATGAGTCCACAGGATAGCATTAAAGTATTTAAAACCGATGCCCCTTATGTTGTAGACAAGTTGAACACACAAAAGAACGCTGTTTGGAATGAAGTTATGACCTATATGGGAATCAATAACGCTAACCTTGAAAAACGTGAACGAATGATAACAAGTGAAGCTGATTCTAATAATGAACAGATTGAAGCTAGTGGGAGTGTATTCTTGAAAGCACGTCAAGAAGCATGCGAACGTATTAATGAATTATATGGATTGGATGTTTCGGTAGATTTCAGACAAAGTACGGTATTACAACTTCAACAGAATATTGATAAAGAGGGTGTTTCTAATGAGTAGTTATACAATGGAATTACGTGAATTTGTAGATAAACCCTTAGGGATGACAACCCGTGAACACATAGAATTATTACGGAGGGAAATATTTGACTTTCCCTACCCTTTCTATGATATTACGAAAAGGGCAAAGTTTGAAGAGGATTTTGTTAGACATTTCTATATGAGGGAAATAGGTTTCGAGTCAGAACATCTATTTAAACTAAAACTAGAAAATTGGTTAAATCTAAATATGCCTTATTGGAACGCTGTTTTTCTAACCGAAGGGATGATTAAAAACCCGCTTATCAACGTGGATTGGAAAGAAACAAGGGAAACAGAACGTGATACAACTATTCAATCAACAGCACAATCAAATATGAATGGTAGTACAACCGCAACAAGTGAAGCTGATTCTAATACCTTTAATCGTAACGTTTCAACAGATACTCCGGACTCTAGACTACAAATTACAACAAATGATGATGGTACGGGGATTATTGAATATGCTAGTGCGATTGGTGAAGATAAGGTAAAAGGCACAAGTACACAAAATGACAATGCCGAATCAACTACAACAGCCACAACACAAGATAACGGAACATCTAAAGATAAATACAAAGATGAATTTCATGTTATTGGTACGCAAGGGATGAAAACCGAATCAGAAATGTTAATGTTATATCGTGAAACAATACTAAGAATACAGAATGATATTTTCTATGAAATGAATAAGTTGTTTATGTTGGTTTATTAATTCTGTTAGCTCGAATAGAGTTAACGTTAAGAATAGTTGTTTTATATTTTAATTGTTTTACGGGTTGGTAGCTTGAAGCCTATAAGATAGGCTTCGCTATCAAAACCCGCACGGGGAAAATCAAAAAATGTAAGAATATTTGTTTATTTATTAGATTGGATTTATAATAGTTTATAGAGGGGTTGTGGTAATTTGTGGATTAATGATTATCAAGTATGGTTATCCGAAGAAGAAAGCCTATCCAATGCACAATTAGTGGTAGATTATTTTTATGTGGATGGTAGTGATTGGACAAAAGAAAGTCTATCTGCCATGTTAGGTAATATGAGACATGAATCTTCTATTAATCCTAATATGTATGAGTTTGGTTATGATTGGTCTGAGGATAGGGGGTTCGGATTAGTACAATGGACACCTAGAAGTAAATATTGGGATTGGGCTTTATCTGAGGGATATAGTGAAAGTGAATTACGAAATGGAGAGCCACAACTAGCAAGAATACAATATGAGGTAGATAATAACATTCAATGGATACCAAAGGAAAGTAATTTCGATAGTTTAACCTTTGCCGAGTTTAGAAGTAATAGTAAAGGACTAACAGTTGCTGAACTAACAGAAGCTTTTACCTGGGGTTATGAAAGACCTAACCAATCAGCGGGTGAGGAAAGTATGGCAGAACGGATTGCCTTTGCCGAACGTGTTTTCAATGAGTTAAATTGGAGTGGTGGCGGTGGTAGTGGTGATTGTCTACAATTAGCGGTGATTCCAATACGTGATTACTTGTATGTTACACAAGGTGAAGAGGGTGAATTTAGTCATATTGATTCGTGGGGGATTGATTTTGTAGGACGTACAACAAACTATCCTTATTACGCTCCATGTGATAGTACGTGTATTGGTAGGAGTGATAGTGCTGCTATACTTTATTGGATGAGTGATAAAGAGGTAATGTGTGCCGATGGTAGAAAAAGAAAGATTATATACCGATGTATACACGATGAAAACTTATTATTCAATGTTGGTGATAAAGTAAAGAAAGGTCAGTTAATAGGACATACGGGAAATGCGGGTCAAAGTAGCGGAGACCATTTACACCTTGACGTTTGGTTAAATGATGGTAGTAATTCATTTAGTTTTGAACTAGAAAAATTACATGTTTATGAGGTTTTCAGTTTACTAGATACAACTGAGGTTGTAGAAACGTTTGGCTATAATTGGATTATTAGTAATTATGTAGATTGTAGTGGTCAAGGGGATAACAAAACAGAAATGTTTATCAAACTATTATTAGCAGATACAATTAATGGTTGGAAATGGTAGGTGAAAATGATGGGAGGTGAATGGGAGATGATTGAATTTTTAATGGGGTATTTACAAGAGGATAACACGAAATTAATTTATTTACTAGCTTTGATTCTAGGTGCTAACATCATTGATTTCTTGTTAGGATTTATTAACGCTCGTTTTAATAAGGAGGTGAAGTTCAATAGTTCTAAGGCAATCTATGGAATCGTTCGCAAGCTTATTATGTTTATTGTATTGATTTACTTTATTCCTGTTGCTTTACTAGTACCACCACCAATTGGATTAGGTGCTATCTATGTATTATTTACAGGTTATCTATTAAGTGAATTAAATTCAATACTAAGTCATTTGAAGTTAGCGGATGACGGAAAAGAAAAAGTGTTTGCGGAGTTTATATCAAAAATATTTCAAAAGAAGGATGTGTCGTGATGTTCGGAAATAATGGTAGATTTGGACAATGGGGTCAATTAGGGTCAGCCTATAACAACTCATTGACCTTAATGGAAAAAATTCGGTTGTTACGTGAAATGGTTTCAGATTTACATGAAAATGAAGTTGAAATTAATAGTCGATTAGACGAACTAACCAATTTCATTAATACACGTTTTGAAAAATATGTGTCAGATAAATTGGATGAAATGGTTGCGAATGGTACACTTGAAGTATTGTTAAATACTACAATGTATCAAAACTTTGTAAACTCTTTAACTGACTCGTTAATGAACGATAACCATAGTTTATTAGAAGGTGAAAACTTATTAGAACTTCCTTATATTCAAAGTAGAACAAGCGTTTATGATTTCAATGTTGCGAATTTTAGTGGAAAACGTTCATTAAATATTTCAACAACAAATTATGAAACTTCAACGGATGAAAATAAGGACTTTGCTGTTATTCTTAATGAAGTAATTGTGAATGGTGACAAACTAAGAATTAAGTTTAAAGCCTATCCAACGGTTAGTAATAAACAAATGCGAGTTCGTTTGGCTTATGGTAGCGGTCAATTGGTTTCACTAGGGACAGCGAATAAATGGAATGACATTGAATTTGTAATGGATTTTAGTAGTTTAACAAGTAACGCTAACTATTTATATTTCGACTTAGGGTCAACTTATGATTTACATTTAGCGGATTTGAGTTTTGAGGTAGATACAAACAAAGTGGATATGGTAGCGAATAGTTTTCAAGAGGTTAATCAACAATTGGACATTCTACCTACAACAATCAATAATTCCGATGGTGCTGTTAGTAAACTAATTGAAATAGCCCAAACTTACCAATTGAATATCGGTAACATGGTTTATGGCAATAGTTATACAGCGTTTGATAATTCAGTTCAACAAGTTGCAAGTAAATGGGAAATGGATTGTAGCTCCTTCGTTAACTTAATTATACACGGTATTGAATACTCGAAAAGTAAATACAGTTCGGTTAATAACATAGGTAATCCACTATTATTTCAAGGGATGAATCCTTATAAATATCGTTATGCCAACAATATGGGAAAATACGCTTATGAAAAAGGTTATACTTTTAAACCGAATGCAGATTTTTCAAATGTACAAGCGGGTGATGTGTTATTCTTTAGTTGGACAAATGGTAGTGGTGCGGGTGATACGCCTGTTGAAGCACGTAAAACCGCTTTTATGCAGATTGACCATGTTGCTATTTATTTAAATAAAAAGAATGATAGTCGCTACTCAACAATGCAATATTATCCAAACGCTACAACGGTATTCTATGATGCTGATGCTAGTTATATGAGCCAATGTGTATTAGTCGCTAGGTTTCCACTTGCTAACATAGAAAACCCTGTTTCTTATGACAATCTAGTTTTGAATGGGGGTACAACACATACCGCTATTGATAACGCTGATATTAACATTTACCGTCTAACAAAAGCGTTAAGAAAAGGTCAATACTACTCTATTTTTATTAAGGGCACTATCACCACTTCACAAGGTTATTTCATTGTACAAGTGAACAACAATGTGGTATATAGCGGTTTTGGTCAGTTAAACCCTTATAACGGTATTGTTGAAATAAGATTTCCTTACTTATTAGATATTGCTAGTCGTGATTTAAAAATTTCGATTGGAGGCCCAACGGGTGTTTCAAGAAACGGTCAAATTGATTGGATAACAATGTATGAGGGTTTTGTAAGAAACAAACAGAACTTTGAACAAGCAATAAACTATGCTACAGTTAATGACTTTGCCTTAGATAGTGCTTTGGTGAATGACCTTGACTCGGAATTAAACCCTTATTACAAATACTTTGTTGAAGGAAATAAAATATTCTTGAGTTTATCCTTACCATTTAAAACAACTAGAACAGGTAATCTAACAATCGGAACAATTCCCGCAAACACTATTATTACAACACAACGTATACCAATTAATATGATTGATGAAGAAAATAACACAATTAATGGTATTCTTCAAATAAATCCTAGTGGTACGGTTGTTATTATCAACTATTCAACAATAGCCCCTTGGAGAAGTGCTTTGTGTAATGGTGTAGTATTCAGAGAATAGGTGTAACAAGGAGGGTTTTCCCTCCTTTTAATAAAGAAGGGAGGGAAGGTCATGAGTGAATCAATCTTTTATAACTACCATGAGTTATTAACAAGAAATGCTTTATATAATTTCATTGTCGGAAACCGTGGAGCAAGGCAAAACTTATGGATTTAAAAAATATGCGGTTAAACAATTTTTGAAAACAGGAAAACAATTTATCTACCTAAGAAGATATAAATCGGAAATAGCAAAGATGAAAGGCTTCTTTAATGACATTGCACACGATAAAGAGTTTGAGGGGGTAGACTTTGAAGTAAAAGGAAATGAATTAATTGTTAATAAACAAGTTGCGGGATATTTAGTACCTCTATCAAACTCTTTGGTTTTGAAGTCGGTTGTTATGGATAATGTGTATTTGATTGGTTATGATGAATTTGTTGTTGATAAGGGTCATTTGAGATATTTACAGGATGAAGTTGTTAAATTCCTAGAATTATATGAGACGGTTGCCCGTATGCGTGAGGGTGTTAGATGTATTTTCATGAGTAACGCTGTTTCGGTAGTTAATCCTTACTTTTTGTACTTCGATTTAAGAGTTGATAACAGTAAGCGATTTTGGAGTTTTGCCGACGGTGATATATTAGTTGAATTTGTTCAAAATAAAGCGTTTATAGAAGCAAAGTATCAAACAAGGTTCGGTAAACTAATTAAAGGCACAAAATACGGTGATTATGCTATTGAGAATAAGTTCCTAAATGATAATGAAAATTTCTTGGGTAAGAAAACAGGGACGGCACAATTTAAGTGCTCTGTTGAGTATAATGGTAATGTTTACGGTTTTTGGATTGATTATAAAGAAGGTAAATTCTTTGTATCGGATGACATTGACCCCTACAACAAACATAAATACGCTATTACTGATAAAGATCATAACGAAAATGTTATGTTACTAAAGAATATCAAAAATGCTTTTTGGTTGCAACGATTCATAGAAGCGTATGAGGGAGGTTTTTGCTACTTTGAATCAATTCAAATAAAGAATCAAGCAATAGAGATATTTAGGACGATAAAAAAATAAAAGACCCCTGTGATGGGGTCTCCTTTTATTTTTCCGTTTCTTTTATTAGTTTATCTAAATACCAACGGGCTTTCTTTAAATCTTCTACACCGTTCTTATGTTGATATCTTGTTACATATTTGATAATATTTCCTTGTGTAAAAGACATATTCCAAGAATTAATATAATCATAGGTTTCAATTCCCTTCGTGTAGTGTGATGGTTGGTTTATGTTGTCCGTGTCAACATAATAAAATTCAAGTTCGGATTTTTCCATTACATAACCTCCTTTATTTCGATTGTATTGGATGTTTTAAGACTGTTGAATACTAACCATGTATTAAGTGTAACACCTTCTATTAATCTATCACAACCTGTTGTTACGAGTTCGTTGGCTAATACTTCGTGTACACCTTCTAAACCTTCGATTTTAGCTAGTGCGGTGTAACATTTATATTGTTTTGTGTAGTTTGAAAATGTAAATTCCCTTAAGTTTGATAACGTGATATTTCCCATTTGTGTATGCATTATTTTGTATCCCCTGTCAAAATATATATTAATACTAACCCTGTCCATATGATAAAGAAATAAGTGGTCATTTTTGTTTATCCTTTTCTATTTGAATTATTTGTTTTAAAATTTTTAAACCGTCTGACTTCGATGAATATTTCAACTTCCTTTTTAACTTGAAAAGTTCCTTGTCATTCATGGTAGTAACATAGTATAATTGTGACGTAAATTAAGTAAATGCTTATGATTGTGAGTGTCATTTGTTATACCCCTTTTCTATTAAGTCAAAAGTTTCGGTTACTAAACTATCAGAACGTTTTACTAGGTAGTTGTGATATCCTAGTAAATTATCAATTTTGCGTTGATTCAATTCGAGTAATTTTTCCACTTCCCTCAATTCACTTAAAACTGTGGATTCATTTCTTTTCATCACTACACAACCTTTCATAAGCATTTGTACAGTTTGGACATCTATCTCCCATTTTGACGATACGATTGCATTTCGGACAGTATCCGAATGAGTTATTCATTATTTAACCTCCTGTAAACAATCAATGATTTCTAAGGCTTCAGATAGTGTTTTAGTTATTGTTATTAATTTACCTTCTTTGTAAACATTAAAATCTATTAAACGTTCGATTGTAAAAAAAAAAAAAAAAACCTTTATATCGGACCATTCAATTTACCTCCTTGTAATAAAAACTCACACCGTGGTAATTTAGATTCATATATTTATATAACCCTTCTTCACAAGTTGTTGTTACTATGAAACTATCTTTTAATCTTATGTCTATTATGTCAACTCTATATTCTTTAATCATTATTTGACCTCCTGTAAAAAGATTTCATGTTGTGATTTCAGATGATTGATTTTATCAGTTGTATTCATCATTTCTAACAACAATCTGTATGAGCGTGCTTCATCTCTATGTGTGCTATTCGGATTGTTTGAAATTTTAGTTATTTCAGTATTTAAACTATCAATCTTTGATTCTAGTGATTTTACTAGTTCGATGACCATTATTCTTTCACCTCTTCTATTTTAAGTAGTTTATTATGTTCCATGTTTTAATAACGTTTCCTTGTATTCAAAACTATAATATTTATTCATTGTGAAACCTCCAATTCTATTAATCCTAAGTCTGCATACGTTACTCGTACATTATCATATATTTCTTTGAAATAAGTTTGAAAATCTATGAATTCGTTTAAAGAATTAGTGTGTATAATTGATAGGAACTCCCCACTTTGGTTTCTTACTTTTAATGAATATTTCATTAGTTCAACCCCCTCCAAATTCAATTTATTGTGATTACATGTCATGATTGCTACTATCTTGTTAGAATCTCTTGTTTCGCTATGTGTGACGTTTTCAATGTTATCTGTAAGGAATTGTATTGCTTGCTTTCTATCGACCTTAAATGAACTTGTAACGTCCGTACATACGACTCTTAGTGTAATCATTTTGTTTCCTCCTTTGGTGGAGAACTAGCGATTAAGCTAGCCCACCCACTTCATTGAATTTTATTCTTAAGTTAAGAGCTAGTACTACGATTTTTTGTCTATCCAAGTTGTTTGTAATATCTAGTTCCATTC